AACTTACTTCTGAAAATAAAGGCAGTGAAATTATAGAAAAGTTATTTGAAAGAATAACCTCGATCATGCACGAATCAGTAAAAAGAACTAAATATTAAAATTATGACAGAAAAGAAATTAAAAGGTGACTCTATATTTGCTAAATTAAGCAGCATAGATATAAAACCCAAGATAAAACAAAAACAAAAACTATCATATATTTCTTGGGCGGATGCTTGGAAAGAGGTTTGTAAAATATACCCAGATGCAAAATATGAAATAATAAAAAATGACAATAATTTACCTTATTTTAAAAGCGATGAGGGTTATATGGTTTTTACTAAAGTATCTATAAGTAACCTAACTCATGAAATGTGGTTGCCAGTTATGGATGGAGCTAATAAGTCAATGAAGAGTGAAAAATATTCTTACGAAGTCAAAGACTGGGAACAATCAAAAAAAGCAGGTAAAGATATTATGAAAACTAAATTTGTTGAATCTGCAACAATGTTTGATATTAACAAATCAATAATGAGGTGCTTAGTAAAAAATATAGCTGTATTTGGTCTTGGTCTATCTTTGTATAACAAAGATGATATTAAGGATGATTGGGCGACCATCTCTATTGAAGAATATGAGAAATTAAAAAAGCTATTAGATGAGTCTGGAACGGAAGAACATAAATTTTTAGAGCATTTTAAGGTAGATTCTTTGGAGGAATTTAAGGCTAGTGATTTTGAAAAGGGTTTAGGTATGTTAAAAATTAAAATAAAAAATAAAAATGCAAGTAATTAAAGATATTGAGCAAGGTTCTCAAGAATGGTTGCAAATGCGATTAGGTGTTGCGACCGCAAGTAATTTTGACAAGATTATTACTTCAACAGGGGTAGAAAGTAAGGCATTAAAAGATTATGCTTTTGAATTAGCTAGTGATAGCCTTTTAACAGAGCCAGAAGTAGGTTTTCAGAGCGAGGCTATGATTAGAGGTAATGAGTTAGAAGAAGAGGCTAGAAGTTATTATTCTTTTGTTACTGATAATAAGGTAGAAGAGGTAACATTTATTAAAAAAGATAATATTGGTTACTCCCCTGATGGTCTTATTGGTGATAATGGATTGATTGAAATAAAATGCCCATTAAAGAAAAATCATTTAAAATATTTAATTGATAATAAGCTACCCACAAAATACAAGGCACAAGTGCAAGGGGGTTTATATATATCACAAAGAGAATATTGTGACTTTGTATCTTACCACCCTTTATTTAAAGATGAAAAGAAGATGCTTGTTATTAGAGTGGAAAGGGATGAGGAATTTATTAAAAAATTATCTGATCTATTGATTAAAACAATAGAATTAAAAAACAGCTTACTAACCCAACTACAATAAAATGATAAAAAAGCAGGAACTAAAAGATAAATTAGAAACAGCTAATAATTTAGTTGAGAGGTTTTCTGGACTCTATAAGAATCAAAAAACAATACCAACTAAAATTACTAAGCAATTTTTAAAAAACCTAAAATCAAAAATTAATGAGTAAACTAACGGAAAAAGTAGGAAAAAAGATTAGTTTTTTTAGAAAGAAAAAAAAACTAGATCAAACTAAGTTGGCTGATTCAGTTGGCTTAAAGTGTAAACAAACTATCTCCCACTATGAAACAGGGAAACACTCTCCGTCTTTAGATAAGTTAAATGATATTGCGGTGGCTTTAAAAGTTAAATTAAAAGATTTACTGCCTTAAATTAATGCTATTACAGCATATAACCCTATAGCTATAAATATATAAGAGGCTACCATAATTAATTGATTAGTTAATATGGCGGTTATACTAATTAAGTAATTTTAACATGCAAGAAAAAGAGCTGATAGAAAATATTAAATTCTATAAATCTGATAGCTTAAATATGGAAATTTCCCAACTAAGTCAATATATTAGATCATTGACAAACAAAGGAAAAGAATTTTATTTAAAAGTTTATACAGGGCAAAAAACCCACCCGCAATTAAAGGCTTTTTATAGTGCTAGAGATCAATTATTGCCACAATATAACCAAAGAGAAAGAGAGAGGGGGGAATCAATTTTTTGTCAAGAGCAGTTTAAATATGCACTTAAAATTGTTGGTAAATGGCATGTTGAAAAGAATAATCATTTTATCCCTAAATCCTTTGATAATATTAGTAAAGATGAAATGATGGAGGTATTGGATAATATTGATAAATGGGCCATGATTAAAGGGTTTTCTCTTAGTATTAGTAGGGAGCTAATGAATTTAATAAAATAATTATGGAAATAACATTGCTTGATCTTCCAAAAATATCTACAAACAAGATTTACGCAGGAGTTCATTGGAGACAAAGAAAACAGCAGAAAGATCAATATTTGATATTAACAAAATATAAAATGAAGAAGCTGGATAAGATAGAAAAAAAGATTGAGTTAGAATTTATTTTTTATTTTAAATCTAGGGTGCTTGATTCTTCTAATTGTTCTTATATGGGAAAACTCCTTGAAGATTGCCTTGTTGCTCATGGAGTATTGCAAGATGATACTATTAAGTATGTTGGTAAAGTTAGTTATCAAAGCTTAAAAGGAGATCAAAATAAAACTATAATTAAAATTAAATAATAAAATGAAAGTATTAGTAGCTTGTGAAGAATCTCAAAGGGTAACAATAGAATTTAGAAAGTTAGGAATAGAAGCTTATTCTTGTGATGTACTGAATTGTAGCGGTGGTTATCCCGAGTGGCATATAAAAGGTGACGCTATAAAAGAAGCTTATAGTGGTAAATATGATATGATGATTGCACACCCTCCCTGCACTTATTTAAGTAATGCTGGAGCAAGGCATTTATACCCTAAAGGTATATTGAACCAAGATAGATATGAAAAAGGGCTTGTGGCTAAAGATTTTTTTATGAAGTTACTAAACGCACCTATTGAAAAAATCTGTATTGAAAATCCTGTGCAAAGTAAAATATTTAATATACCTAAATATAACCAAGTGATAGAGCCTTATTATTTTGGTGATCCATTTAAGAAAAAGACATGTTTGTGGTTGAAAAATTTACCACCATTAGAATCAACAGACATTATAAATAAACCACAAAGCACCAAGATAGCTGGTAATTGGTATAATAAAGGCGGTAAAGATAGGCAAAAAAACAGATCAAAGACTTTCAAAGGTATTGCAAAGGCAATCGCTACTCAATGGGGTAAATAAATGAAAAAGAAGGTGGTAAAAGAAAAGCTATTTTATAATAATAATTGACAATAGAAATATCTAAATTAGAATTATCTACTGTTAGTCGGTAGTGGTAACAAGGGTTGCCACTATTCGGATTACCTAATGATTTTGATTACAAAGTTATCTGGCAAAACTTCTCTTAGATTCTTAAGAGTATGTCTCGAATTTAAAACAGCTAATTCATCATTTAGAAAGCCCCACGAATCCCCAACTAATATGCAACCTCTAGTATGCTCTTCTATATTGCCATTATGAATTAATATCTTTGATCTATTAGGCACATCTTGAAGCTCCCAAACATCTGGATATTTTGCACTAGAATATTTTTTTACCTTATAATCTCCTTCTGGAATTGCAGAGATATTTCTTTGATTGTCTAAATAGGGATTTTCCAAAGTGTGAGCAATGCCAACACCGTCAAAATATAATCTGCCTAAGATAGCTTTATTGCTTAATACTGATCTCCTAAGAATTACTTTCATTCGCACCAATTAACTTTTTGCTTAGTTTTACCATAGTAAGGATAAGCCAAGCCAGCAACCATTAACTCCTCGCCTAGATTATGACCATCGTAAATGATCTCGCAAATTTCTCTATGATACTTGCCATGCAAGCAGTCATGAGCGATTATTTCAGTTGCATTAGATAGCTTATCTTTAACAAACATTTTTGCTAATAAGGCTTTTCTTTTTTCGCATTTGTTTTTCGTCCTTATTTCTGGTGTGTCTATTCCATAGATTCTGATTGATCTTTTTTTGCAGAAATAGTCAATTCTGCAATCAAGATCAAGGGTTACTGTGTCGCCATCATAGTTGCGGATATATTTACCACCAAAGGAGGTCGCGTAACCCTCGCAGGATAAGACAATTAATAATAATATAATACTGAATATTTTAGTCATTAGAAATATCTATTGTAAACTACTCCAAGAGCATTTTTAAAGCCTAGCTCGTTGTTACGGTCGAACCAATAAAGACCATAATAATTCTTATCTCTAAATAATCCAGCACCTAGCCCTTTAAGTAGTGCTGATTTTCTAGTGGTTACTCCGTTATATTTATCATAAACATTAGCATTTGATAGGGCAAGTGATGATGACCACCTGCCGAATCTTGACATAAAGGAATTTCCTAATGCACAAGTGTCATTTAGGGCTTTTCTTTCTATATGACCCTCTAAATATCTAATCTTAGTTGATTGCTGTAATATTCGGTTAGTAGTGCAACTTACAAAGCTATTGTCTTTAAACATAGTCAAACCTACATGACCGCCTTTCAAGTGGTCGCTTAGCCTTCCTATATGCTCGTTCTTATTGATTTGAGTATTATCTGTGTTGTAATAGGTTATTGATTTACCTATAAAAGGTTTATATTCTGCACCATAAATCTTGTCAGATAAGGCTATTGCCGATATAAGTATTATAAATAAAAATATTCCATAAATTATATTAGCTTTCATCGCACTTTTTTAAATAAAATTGCTCGTTGTGGTTTAAGTTTTCTATATCTAGAACCTTCAAGTTTTCCATCAGCTCTATTTTAGCTAATAAAGAATCTGGTAGTGGTTGGTAAATATCGCAAAAATTATTTACCTGAATTAGTGCTATCCTTTTTTGCTTTACGCAACTGCTTAACAATATCAGGAGCAGACTTCCCAGTAATAGATTTTTTAATATCATCGCTGATCTTTTTATTTTCATTATGCTCTTTTATTTCGGTTTCTAAGATTATATTATTTTCCTCTATTCTATCTAAATAATTCTTTTTATTAGCAACTGACTTTCCTTTAAAGTAAACACTTATTAAAGCAATAATACCACTAACTATTCCTAAAATGTATTTCATTTCCTAAATCCTATTTTTTCCAATACAGTTGACCCATGTAATCCGCCTAAAAATAAAAACATATTAAAAACAGAGTCATCTATTTTGGTAAAAACATTTTCAGGCAATATACCTTTTGAAAACAAAATGATATTTATTATATAAATTAATCCGCACATAAGATAACCAATAATAGGGATTATTCTTTTTGTTGATAAGCTGCCTAAATGATCTGAAAAAAATTCTTTTGTTTTACTCATAATTTAAATTAGATTGCAATCATTTGTAAGTTTAGTAAGCTTACTGATAATGTCAAGAAAATATCCTTTCAATATAATTACTGATCCTATCCCTGTAATAATAGCATAGATTAAGGCATAGATAATAGCGAATAGTTGTAGCGAGCATATCAAGCCCCTAAAAAATATTCTCCCTTGCCTTCTATGTTTATCAAAATAAGAAAACATAGGAACTACTAAAAACTCCTTAACTGTTTCTTTTAGGTCCTCTTTCATTTCTTAGTAAAAGCCTCCAACATTTCATGTGTTCCTTTTAAGGAATGTACGCAGTCTTTCATTTTTGACAGATCTTCTTTTATTTTGACCATATCTTTTTCAAAATCCTTATATCTTAAATCTGCTTGTTTTCCATTTTCAATCAAAACTTCTAACTTCTTATTAAAAATTTCATTAATATAATTTTCATACCTCTTTTTTAAACTTAAAGTAAGTAAAACAATAGCTAATGTAAATAAAAATAGAAATATTAGGTGATCTGAATTATTTAAGATTTTTATTATGGCTCCTGCTTCGTTCATCATAGTAAATCTTTAATAAATTTCGCGGTCTTGCTAAGAATTTTATGTCCTTTTTGGTTTTCGCATTTCTGATTTTTCGGATCAGTATTAGAAAGAATATTAGCATAAATTATATTAGAATTTTCCTTAACAACGACCACACTTGCAGATCTAGGGTTAATATCTGTCCTTTTTAGTAGTTGGTTAATTAATGGTATATGTTCAATAGCTTTGATGCTAGGGTAATAAACAGGCTTTGTATCTTTGAAAGAATGGATAAAATCAAGACTTAACTTATCGTCAATATCTATTGACTTAGACCAGTTTCTATTAAATGTTTTAGTCGGTGTAACTTTCCAACCTTTACCAACAATAGGCATCCAGCCATATTGCTCAATCATTGTAGCTTTTTTTGACCCTGTATTAGTTAAGTGGTCTTTAATGTCAAAGAGGCTTGAATAATAACCTACGCCACAATATTTAATATCCTCCTGCAAAACCTCTTGAATCTTTGCATTATTAACATTATGTACAGAAATAGACCTTCCTTTATCAAAATAATTCAAGGCAGCCATAGACCCAAAGATTATTGCACAAATTAATAATGATATATCTCTTATATTATTCCATGTCATATTTAATTACTTTACATTTAGGCAACCAATGAATAAAAGATTCATTTGGAGTAAATAATCTTGGCAAAGTTTTAAGCCTCATTATGTTATAAAAGCCCATATTAACATATTTAGAGCAAAAAAATTCATCAGTAGTTGGCTCTTTGAACCATTTTTTTCTTAGCTTCTCTGGTAGCAAGTTTTCAAACCAAGATATAACAGCTTCTGTGATGCTATATTTTCTATTAAGGTGAAGCTGATAATCTTTTTTTAACCTCTCTGATTCGTCAGAAGAAAGGGGATTTTTCAATCTCAATATCATTACTTTAGTATCCCCGCTATTGACAGATAGTCTAAAATTTATAGGCGTTTTTATGGTACCCTTTTTAGAGCTGTCCCAATGGGCTTTTTTTAATGATTCATAGCTATATCCATCAACATAAACGCCCATATGCTCAAAGCTATAATCTTTACCATTAACTGTAATAGATTTTCTCCTGACAACTTGAATTAAGAACCTTATAGGAAATTTCCATATGTTCTCGCTTGTCAATTTGGTTTGATAATATAGCTGATCTCCGTTTTGTAGTTTCATTATTAGATTAATTTATTATATAATGTTTCTATATCTGCTTTATCACTATCAGAGGGTATAGTATCGTAACAATCACAAAGCCTTAAATCCTGAATTATGGATATTAATTCATCCTTTTTTAATCTTAATTCTTCTTTATGACTATTTGGCAAATCTTGCTCGTACTCTTTTCTTGATTTTTTATATTTATATAATTTATTTTTAAATTCATTCTCTGAAATTACTTTTTGTATGCTCATTTTTTTATTTATTAAGTTTATATTCTATACCATATTTATTAAATTCTTCCATTGCGATCTTGTCTTTTCGATCTGCAAATATGAGAATGCTATAAATCCCCTTACTATCCGTAATTACTTTTATTTTCTTATTTTCAACAACTTCACCCCACGCCCTGCCAAAATGCTTAAAGGAATTGCACCATACTAAGCTATCTTTATTAAGGAATTTATAATAATCAGGTAAGTCAAAATAATTCTCTCCTTCTTCACATTCAAATTGATATTTGTATATATTGCCCCCTGCACTTGGTGTTTCTACAAAATAATGCCTCAATCTGTGAGTATCTTTTTTTTTAGGATCTGGGTGAGGGATATCAAAAGATCCCGAACCTTTGGATAATGAACCGCTGACAATAGCGTTGCCGTTGACGTGGAGTTTCTGACTTGGGGTAATTGTTCCAATACCAACATTGCCCCCAGTATCTTGTATAATAACATTTCCAGCTGCATTGCCAGAACGTATGTACCAGTCCATATTCGACCCATAATGCACATGCGACGCATATGTATAACCGCTCTTTTTACTCGAAAGCATCATTGTGCCCGAGGTTGATGTCTCCCCTTCTATTTGTAAACTTGCGATTGGATTGTTTAACCCAATTCCTACGTTTCCGCCGTCTTTCACAAAAACACCATTGCCTCCATCGTCATGTAATTTTAATCCGTTGCCATCTA